CAAAATAGTCGATGCTCGTAGGAGTCGCCCCCTCGCTCACCGCCATGTTGTACCGATCTATCCTGGCAGCCGGGATCTGCCGTTTTGCGCCGGCTGCACATCGAGGGCACGGCACGTCGTAGACGTTTGGCCGTACGAGTTCCTCGAACGCGCAGTCGCACGATGGGCAAAGAAAGTCGAACAGCAGCAGCTTACTCAAAGAGCGCCTGCTCCGTCCGCTCCTTCCCACCCTCTTCCCGCTCCGCGGCCTCTTCGGCCAGGAGCGCGAATCTCTTCTCGGTGTCCTCCTTGAGCGCGGCGATCATGATGAACGCCGTACGCATGCCGAACGCGACGCGGCTCTCATCCCACGTGCGCGCGTTGAGCTGGCGCGCCGTCGCCTCTTCCAGATTCTTCAGCGCCCACACTTCAACGTCTTTCCAGCCGTCCTGCTCGAACAGGCGCTCCAGTTTCATGTACGCTGCGCGCTGTTCCACCGTCAGGCTGTTAAGCTGATTCGAGTCCACTTCAGGTTATCCCCGTCGTAATACCGAGACCTGTGCGTGTAGATAGTGCTAGTTCGCCGTCCGAGCTGTCGCCTGGACATTCACGACCTGCTTTTCCTTGATGTCCAGCTCCCTGTCCTTGAGACGTAGCTGCTGTGCCTGCAAAGCGTTCTGCTCTTCGAAAAGATCCAGCTCGTTCGCCATCTGTTGCAGCTTCCCGACCTCGATCTGCACGCGCTGATCCTCCACGTCTGCTTTGCGCGTCGCCAGCATCGCTTCTGCGAGCAGCTTGCGGATCTCCGCAATGGTCTTCTGGTTCGCCAGCAGCCGGCCCTGCGCTTCCGCGCGCACGGACGCCGTCTGCAATTCCTGCAACTCCTTGGCTTTCCTGACTTCCTCTTCCGGCGGGTTGAGGATGCTATCTATCGTCTTCAGGATCTGCGCCTTGTTGGAGACGGCGGAGTTCTCTATCACTCCGATGACCATGGGCAAGACAGCCTTCCCGTATTCCTGCGGCATCATGCCGACAAGCTGTGTAAGCTGCATGGCCTCGACTTCTCTCGCTACGATCCCCATCGTGGCCTTGACGTTGAAGTCGTAGTCTCGCGGGTAACGCGAAGGATCGAACTGCATGTAGCGCCACATCGCCTTCTGAATGATCGGCGTCAGAAGCTTGCGGCTGACGTTCTGCACCGCGCGTTTGGCGCGCTTGACGAACGCTCCCATCAGCATGCTGTTCGCCGACAGCGAGTTGGATCCGGATGCGCTCTGGTTCTTCAGGCTCGTGGCGGTATCGAACGCACCGGTACCCATCTGGACCATGCGTTCCATTTCCGTCGCCTGTTGAAACAGGCCCACGTCAAGGTTACCGATGCTTACAGGGTGCAGGATATCCGAAGGAACCCCCTGCACTCCCCAGACCTTGCCGGGCTTGACTTCCATCCTGGTGCCTTTCGGCACGCGCCCGATGTCTATTCCCAGCATCGGCGACGCCACGAACCCCAGCGCGTCCATGTACGCGCGTATCGTCGCGTCCAGGGACTTCTGCGGGTTATACCCTTTCTCCGATACGCCGCGCCCCCAGAATCTGCCCGGCACCCTCTCCAGCTGGAAAGCGATAATGCTGCGATCGCGCATCACGAAAGGATTCGGCATGGCGCGCAGCAGGACGGATTCGTTCGCGATCGTCACGATCGCTTCCACGGTCGCGCCGGCATCCTCCTCGGATGCGAGCACGGAATCCACGGCGCTATCGGCCTCCACGGCCGCCAGCAGGCTGACCGGCACCCTGCCGTGCCATTCCACGATATCCACCGCGTTGGACTGCTGCGGCGTCATCATCGCCTGTGGATCGGTAAAATCCACCAGGCGGTCACGATCCGCCGAAGCGCCGCCCGTTCCGAGGAATACCGCGGCGTCCTTGCGGTATACGCCGGACTCTATTTTCGCGAGCACGGCGGAGTACGGGCGCTTCGTGCGGTGCGCACAGCCCAGCATGTCTTCTATCGTCGTGGCGTCCGGGTCGGGAATGAACTCGTCCGGACGGATACTCTCGACCGTCACGTATACGCGTTCGTCGCCCTGTGCTCCAAGCTCGCCGGTCAGCGCGTCGCGGGAGGGACGCAGAGCCTTAGCCACGAACGTGTTGATCTTGACGACACCCGTCCCGAATATCGCAGCGTTCAGCACAGCTTCGCTGATGGCGTCTTCCGCTCCGACCTTGTTCAGATCCTCCAGAAGCTGGTCGCGCGCCAGCAGCGCGTCCACGCGCTCATCGTCGCGGATATCGTCCGATATGTCGAACCACACTTCCTTGGCGAATACCGCCTCTTCCAGCTCGGATACCGTCATGTCGATGGCCGTCGCCAGCGCCGGCGCGATGATGCGCGAGCGTTCCGAGGTGCGCGTGCGGTCTTCCTCCGTCCACTTGCCGCGCCACAATCTCCAGTATTCCCCCCACAGCCGACGGTAGCCGTTGTCCCGGTACTGCTCCCACGGAGTGACCTTGCCGATGACCCACGAGACGAGTGCAGCACCGGGCTGCGTCTTGGCGGAACGCAGCGCGGCATCCGCCGATTCCCGAGAATCGACCAGGATGTCGTTGCCGGTCACCGTAGGAATGATCGCCATCAATACCCGGCCTCGAGATCCTGTGGTTGCCACTCTTCGATGTATGACGTATCCGCGTACACCGCGGTAGCGATCTGATCGACGTAGGCCAGCGCGTCCGGCCCGTCATCGTGCGCCAGTGGGTCGGGAAAGTCGGCACACTGGTCCAGAAACCATTCGTTCCACGGGCCGCGCACGAGCTTGATCTTTCCTTTCTCGCTACGCCCCTGAAGCGCCCAGGCTATCCTGTCGGTCTTTCTGGTGTTGCCGTGAAGCAGCGGCTCCGGCGTGAAATACCGGTTGAACGAGCGCATGTACTCGTCCAGGTACGGTCTGGCGGCGGCTTTCAGCACGCCTCTCTCGATCCCCAGACGCACGATGGCGTGCTTGCTCGCCGCGGTCACTATGCGTAGAGCTGTCTCGCGCACGGTCCATTGGCCGTGCTGCATGTCGAGCACGTACCACACGTCCCCCACGACGAGCGTTTCCGCGACGCAGGACTCGTCGCGCAGCGCGTTATCCGCCGTGCTGTCGTCTTCCTTGTACCCGGCAAGATCGACTGTCACCGCTACCACGCCGTCCGACCACGCCTGCTCCGGCGGGGCGTCCACGATCTGGAAATTGTCCGGCTTCAGGATCTTCGCCGCGCCTGACACGAAACTCGCGTCAAGCTCCTGAAGTATGGTCTTTCTGGACTTGCGCGGGTTTCTGAGCTGGCGCTCGACTTCCTCCTTCTTCAGGAATGGGTTGTCGAGGCTCTTGAAGTGAAACGCTTCCCAGTCGTTCCAGTGCGCGCTGGACCCTGTTACGGGGTCCGCCGGCTTGGTCAGCGCCCCCATGAACAGCTTGTAGAAGTGATTCTTTCCCTTCGGCGTGCCGATGAAGAGTGCGTCGCCCTCCACATCCATCAGCGCCGGCTCTATGATCTCTTCCCACGTCGCCGGGTCCATGTCCGCGTATTCGTCGAGAACGACGCGGGATATCCCCGATCCGCGCAGACTGTCAGGATTGTCCGCTCCCTTGACGTATATCCTGCGTCCGTTGACAAGCTCTATCCATCCGTCGTTGACGTTCTCGTTGTGGATAAACCCGCCGCAGCGCTCGTACTTCAGCAGGTTCCGCAACTTCGGCCACATGATGCGCTTCGCCTGATCGAACGTCGGTGCTACATAGTAGACGAAATTCTCTCCGCCGAGCTTGTATCCCTTGTGCTCCGCCAGCATCGCCCCCTCGCCGAGCAGAACAGCTCCGAGGTGGGATTTTCCGAAACGGCGACCCGCCGCGACGATCTTGAAGCGTGCCGGCGAATCGTAGATCGCCGCCTGTCCGGGGTGCAGCTCCACCCGGAGAACGACAGGAGGGGAATCCGGGCGCAAGAGACGGCGGCTTAGAAGATCTTGCGGAACACGACGATGTCGTAGACCTGGCTCGCGTAGTCCACCGCACCCGCGCTGTTGTTCAGCACGGTCAGACGCACCGTGTTGGCCGCGGACACATCCCCCACGACCGGCGCGCCGGCCGTGTACGCCGTGCGAGGAAACACCAGAACTGCGTCTCCCACAGCCGCCCCGGAAACCGTAACGGTCCCCGTGCCGAAAGTGCCGTTACCCGTCGCCGCGTTACCGATATCGACAGTCACCGGTCCGGCGTACACGACATCGAGCAGAGACTGAAACTGCCGGCGGGCCATTACGAGCTACCTACCGGACGTTTCGTGTCCTGGTTGTCCGGCATGCCGGAACGTCCCTGGAACTTCGCCGGCTGGTGCAGTCTCGGAGCCATCGGGCTCTTTCCACCTGAGCTGTTCCCGCCGCTCTTATCCCCGTCACCGGGAATGGAGAACTGATTCTTCGCTTCTGCGCCTGTAGACATAATCTCCCCTAAGAACTGTGCTATGAGTTGTTGACGATTTCCGCGGTGATGGTATCTTTCGCCGGGTTGGAGAACAGAGCTTTCTCGATGCGGAACACGTACGTCGGCGTATCCGCGGCAAGCTCTTCCGTCGCCTGCGGCTTGGCGACGAACAGCTCCAGAATGAGCTTGGCGGCCTTGGCGTCCCCCTGGATCGCCAGATCCACCATGCTGTCCATGATCCGCTTGAGCTGATCCGCGGACACGTGCTGCCGCAGCGCAATTTCCATACGCTGCTGTAACTCGACGATCTCCTGTCGGCGGCCGCGTGGCCTGCCGAGCGGATTACCGCTTGCCCCGTCGGCGAACCGCCCCTTCTCGTCGCGGGCGGCGACGGCAGGCAGCGCTGCGGTGTCCGTCATAGATGAATTCTCTGGAACGGGGCGAACACGGAGAACGTCCGTCTCAATCTTCCCAGCGTATCCGTCACCGTTCCGAACACTCCGGAACCACCGAGCGCCAGCGCCCCAAGCGTCACCCCGAGCGTGCCGTCGATGTTCAGCGCCGACGTACCAGCGAGCTGAACAGCCCCCAGGGTGACATTCAGCGTGCCTGTCACGTCTTGCCCGAGCGTCCCGGATGCGGCCAGAGTGGCGGCCCCGAGCGTAACGCCTAACGTCGCGTCTATGCGCAATTCGCCAGTTCCGGCCAGCGTCAAAGCGGCCAGAGTGACGGCCAAAGTGCCATCTATGCGCAGCGCACCGGTTCCTGCAAGCGTCAGGGCCCCTAGCGTGACGGCCAGCGTCCCGCTCAGGCCGGCAGCTCCAGCGGCGTAATAGCCGCGCGCGGCGTCGGGAAGATCGTCGTTCGTCGGAGGATGCGGGACGTACAGAGCCTCCGTGCCCGTTATCGTCCAGTTCCTCGCGGATCCCGAGAAGTCCAGCGTATCGGTCGCCGTGTCGATCAGCGGCGTCCAGCGGTTCAGGTTCTGTGATCGTACCGGATAGTACGAGAACATCTCCTGGAGCAGCTCGTTCTCGGTGAGCACCGCATCCCATGCCTTGAAGTTGGCGTAGCGGTACGTGATACCGGATCCCGATCCGTACGTATCGTCGTTCAGCCGCAGCACGTTCGCCGTAATGGAGGCACTGGCGCTGTTGCTGCTGGCCGTCGTCCACGACGTGCCGCCGATCGCTCGCGCGCGAAGCGTCAGAGATCCAGACGCCGTCCCGTTACTCGTGATCGCGATGAAATACCACGTGTTCGCGGTCGGCGCGATGAGGTTGACTGGACCCTGACTCGACGTATTCCACCAGTAGAAACGGATGTTGTTCGAGTCCGTCTCGATGATGCAGACTTCCGCCCCATCGGAGCTGCGCCCCCAGCCGAAGAAAGGACGGTACCCGCCGGTTATCGCCGACGGGTTGACCCAGAAGCAGATCGTCGCGCCGGACTGCGCAGGTACGCCGGTCGTGGAGGCGTAGCGCTCCCCTGTCCCGAACTCGATCGCCACATCAAGTCTCTCGCCCGACCAGGCTCCACAAGTACGCCGTGTTGCCCAGGTCGTCGTCCGCGTTGGCAGGATCGCGCAACACGCGAACAATTGCCAGTTCGCGATCCGCCCAGGAGTCCATGTCCGCGCCGTTCGTGAACGTTATCTCGTCATACGCGACTTCCGTCGCCGCAGACGCTACCGGC